AAATCTTTAATATATTGTTTTTGAATTCTATTATCATTTCTAATAAGTTTTGATATGCTTAATTTATCTCCCCATTCAAACCACTTCAATGAATTCAATGCACTTCTATAATTACCTATTTCACCTTTAAGCTGCATATAATTCATAAGATATTCTTTCATCTTAAGATAATACGTTTTCTCATCTGCATTAGTTATATTATAATTTCCTGAATAAATAGCTTGCACAATTTCTTTTGGAAATTTCATTCCAATGTTTATTCCATTTATAATAAGTTCTTCTTGCTCATCTATTATTTCTGCAGATACGGTGATTGGACACCATTCATTATCAACATTAATTAAAACATTTGTAGACCATATTCCTTGTTCATCTGAATATACAGCAACATAAAATGTATTTATCAAATAGTATTCATCTTGTTGATGAACATTTGAAAGAGATGATGAATTATTTTCATTTGCAGTAATAGTTCTTGTTCTTTCTTCAAGTCTTACATATGTCGGTAATAAAACAATATTTATTTGACCAAATTTAGTACCTTCAGGTGAATTCGAAACACTTTTATAATTTCCATCTGAATCTAAATATTGTTGTCCTTCTAATTGATTCTTTTCAAATATTTCACCATTATATTCTCTACCTGAAGATACATTTATATAATATGTTTGTGTACCAACCATTATTGGATTTTCACTATTTACATCATCTACTAAACATCCTTTGAATGGAGGATCTGCATCTTCAGAAACATTAGCATTAATGATTATATTTTCAGTAAATTGAATATGTTGACAAGATGTAATATCTTTTTCAAACAATTTTATTGAATCATTTATATCATTTACATTTTCATCAATTAAAGCTTTATCAATTATATCAGAATCAACAAGATAGAATTTATTTGAATTTTCTATCTTTATATCAATATTTACTGTACTTCCAAGCGAAACTTTATTTACTATTCTTATTGGTTTGAAATAATAATTATTTATGGAAAGTTTAGAACCCCTTTCTGTATCAAACCAAAATATATAAGGAGTCTCTTCATATTCATATCCTATTGGATATTCATTATAATCTTCAATTGAAAAAATATGACCTGTTCTATCAATAAAATTCATATAAATGATATATTAAATTATATATAAAAATAAAAGACTGATTATTAAAACCAGTCTTTTTAGTAATAATTATTTATATTTTTTTAATACCATGTTACCCATTTAAAATGTTTAAGTTTATCAATATATTTCAATAACATTATTATTCTTAAGTCTATCAATTGTAAAAATGTAACAAGAATTGCATTACCTTTAAAAAGAATCTTAGGCAATGTTTTATTCAATATTCCTTCTGAAGCATAATCATATTTTTCAATCTCCTCAGTAATATTGAAATCTTTTAAATTTTCTTTTCTTTTATTATTTCTATTCTTAATATCCATTATGCAACATCTGCAAATTTTTCTAATTTTTCATCAATTATTTTAAACATTTTCTCAATTTCTTTCTTAGCGGCAGTATATTCATCTCTTTCATAACTATATGATGAACCTTTAGATAAAGAAAGTTTACTTTTCATATACCTTTTATATAATGTAAGTAATCCATTAGTACCAGCCCAATATGGATTTTTACCTTGAACATATCTTTTTTCATCTCTAAGTAAATCAATAAGAGTTGCGATATTATATTCATATTTTACATATTTTACAGGATCTTTACTAATCTTAATAGTTATATCCATTATCTTTTTAGAATATTCTTCAACTTTTTCACTTATGCCATCATTTGCATCTTTTTCTGCTTTTATTTTAGCAGCATATGCTTTATATCTTTCTAAATTTCTTGAAGCTATTTGTTTATATTCATCATCTCTTAATTCATCATTATTGAATGCATTTATTGCACCACTTCTATCTGTTCTTCTTTTATCTCTAATTTGATATGTTTTAAAATCATTCAAATCTAAAATATAATATTTATTAGTCAAATAACTTTGTGCATCACTTGTTCTAAATGAATCAGATTTAAATGAATAATTAGATATTAAACTATAATATGTATTATTTCCAAAGGATGCAAAAATCAATCCACTAAGCTTTGGATCTCCCTTATCATTTTCCAATATGATAAGTGCAGAAAATGAATTACTTCTATTTGATGTGCATCTTTTTACAAGTTTTATGCCTTCATCATCTGATTTAGAATATTCTTTAAAATCTTCATCTTTTATTTTATCCCATTGAATACCACTATCTCTACCAAATAATTCCTTAAATTTTTTATTTGTTGGATGTCTCCAAGTACCATATTTATTTTCGGCATTATATTCATGATTTAATTCAATGATGTCATTTATTTGATCTCTTATTTGTCTAATAATAGATGAATTAAATGACTCATTAATAAATGATTGTTTATGCCAATATTCTTTTTGATATTCTAATATATTCTTCATAAGTTCTTTAAATATTCTAATTTTATTTGTAAATTCTTTGGTTCATCTAATAATTTAATCTTTTTATTGTCATTTTTATTATAATTAAAATCATAATTACAATATGAATTTAATGTATTAATGTCGATATTATTTATTTTTTCTAAAAAAATAATTGCATCATTTGTATTTAAAAACAATTCAAATGAATTGAAAGGTCTAAGCCTATTTAAAAAAGTATAAAATCCTTTCTTATTTTTTACTGGTGCATCACCTTCTGCAATATTATCTGTAAAAAATAAATCATTATCTTGAGATATAAAACTTTCTTGATAAAATATATGATTGTTTTTTATCTGTTTAAACTTAATTATTCTTGTACGTATTTCTATTCTTGTAAAATATTCAAATATATTTACAAACAAACATATTTCATCTTCGTTAAATTTATGAGTATCTATCTTAATATCTTTATTAAGATGAAGTTTCTCTATTATATATGTATTAATTCTTTTCATATATTAAATTCCATTTGTATTATAGAAGTAACCAACAGCATGATTTGCTTTAATCCATTCATCAATCTGTTGCATTTCTTCATTAGCCATATCTCTCCAAACTTGATAGTTGATTGTAATTCCACCAGGAAGTTTGAATTCAAATGTACCCATAATAGTAGCCATGCTTCTAAGCCCCAGACATACACAATATCTAAAGAAGTAATAGTTCTTATATAAATCTTGAATCTTAATTCTTTGGAATACGTCAAGTATTACATCAGAATTTCCAAGTGCACCTTGAATTACTAAATCATTACTAAATTCATTATAATCATATGTAAGAGGAGAATCAAACATATACTTATATGTATCAACTTCATAAAGTGCAGCCATTACATCAGTAAGATTATATCCAGTTCCTGAACCAAATACATCTGATAATGAACCACCAATACCAGAAGCTAATGCAGAATTGTTAAGAATCATTCTTTCTAATGAAAAGTCTCCCATAACACCATAATTGAAACTTGGATTAGTCTTATATACACCAACAACCGCTAAAATCTGTGGTGGTAATTTTACTATATTATTAGGACCACATTTGTTAATCTGTCTATTTGGAAGGCAGAACCATTTATGCTGACATGCTTGGTCATCATTTTGCCAGAAATATTGTGCTGCTTGAAGAATAAGTGGTGGAATGGCAGATGCAGGAATTGGAATATTCAAAGCACAACTTTGAGTAAGTTCTTGAATGATTCTTTGAATGAAATTATAATCTACCTGATCTTCAATCTGCTCTTTTCTTTTTAAGTAGTCTTCCATTGACATATTAGCAGGTTGACTATTTGGTGTCATATTTGTATTACAATTGTCTGCCATATACAATACTGCATAGTTAATTTATTAAAAATAATTATTTAAAGATTATCATAAGCACACTATAAATTTAATAGCATAAAATTTCTATTATATATATAACAATTTATAGAAATATATTTGAGGCGAGTGAATGAGTGAATTTCAAAGTTCTTCTTATACTGTAGGAAAATATCTAAAAAAAATAAATGAGACTTTTAAGAATGAAAAGAATAAGTCATTATCTGATATTCTTAATGATTTTAGATATATGTCCGAAGACTTTCAAAAATTAAACGAGAAATTAATTTCAAATAAGATAATATATTCAAATGCTAGGTTTGATTTATGTCCATTAGATGAACAAAAGAAATTTATTAATGACCAATTGCAACTTGTTGAAACTTTAGTAACGGATAAGATTTGGTATACAGAAGGTGTAGTTGTAAACTGGTATGATATATTTGCATTAATGCACGATAGAGATTATGCTAATGTGGATAAGAAAAATCGTAAAGTAATATTCTCTACTGCATCATCTAAACGTCCTATAGGAGATCAAGCATATAATATGTGGAATGGTCTTCAAATTATAGACATAGATATTAAAGATGAAAAAATTGCAAATGGATTGAAATTAATTTTGTTTGATGAATTGAAAAAGTTTCAATGGTTTTTAGGTGTATGTCTTTCATCTTCTAAAAAGTCACTTCATGTTTGGACAAAAATAACACCAATTTCAAGAGATTTGAATTCACGAAGGATTGAGTTTAGGTGTAATTTCCGTCAAAAGTATTCTTACATATATATCATTTTAAATAAATGGAAAGATAAGTTTGGATATTCTTCACAAGATATTATATCTTATCTTGATAATGCAATGGGCAAACCTCAACAAGGTATTTTCATTGCAAGTGATAATGCATATATGAATACTGGATTTATGGATTTAAGACTTGATGCTACTTTTGAAGCGGCTATTGATACAGGAATTGAATCTATAAATTGGATTACACATCCTGATTTGAAACAGATATTTGCAAAACTTGAATGGTTTGATAATGATACATTCAATAAAGAAAACAATATTGATATTGATAATATAGAAAATCTTGATAATAGAGATTTAAAGAAAGAAAAGGGCCCAATTCACTATAAGCATAATCAAAGATGGCAATTAGCTAATACATTGACTGCACTTTATGGTCAAGAAAAGGCTTTGTCTATTATGTGTGAAATATGTAAAGATACAGAAAAGAAAGAGTTAAGGGGTGATGTAAGAACTGCATATATACATAAGAAACCAATTTCAAAATGGGCTATTAAAGAATTAAATGAAAAACACGGATTCAATATTGTAATAAAGGAAGATATTGATGAATTTAAAAAGACTATTGAAGAAGTAGATAAAGCAATTAATGAAACAAATAATGATAATGACCCAATTAGAATACTTAATGAACATACAAAGAAAATTAATTTATATATAAATAAAGATCAATATCTAAGTGACATTAAAGAACAAATATTCGGTAATTTATCAAAAATTACACTTTTAGAAGCAGGTGCAGGTTATGGAAAGACGGAAATGATTAAAGCATTTAAAAGTAAAGTTTTATTGATATTGCCATTTACATCTATTATTAAATCAAAGATTGAATTAGATGAATCTACATCGGATTGGTTATATTATTATGGAAGTAAGAAGCCAACATTAGAAGAATTATGCAGAAAAGGACAATCGATGTCAATGACAATTGATAAGTTTAGTCATCTTAATTTAATGGAAATAGATGCGGCAGATTTTGAATATATTGTCATTGATGAAAGTCATTTATTATTTACAAGTTCATATAGAGATGTTATGTCGCCAACTATTCAAAGACTTGCAAATTGTAAGTCTAAAGTAATTATGATGACAGGAACCCCAACAGCAGAAACATTATTCTTTCCAAACATTACACATATTAAAGTAAGAAAGGAAGAGACAAGAATTAAAGAATTCACTACATATATGTGTCCTTCTGAATATGAACAACTTTATGAAATGGCTCATTCAATGGCAAATGATATTAGAAATGGTATTAAGATTCTTTGGCCAACTAATAAAGGAACAACATACTTTGAACAAGTAACTACAATTGTTCAAAAATTATTGACCATAGATATGCCAGAAGAAGATAAAAAATTAGGATTACAACCTTATGAAGATAAAATAAATACTTTTTATTATAAGAAAAGTAATTATGGTGATGATTCAATGGATAATATAAATAGAAATAAATCTATTGGAGATAACCATATTATAGGATGTACAACATATCTTTCAGTAGGTGTAGATATTTGTGATGCAAAACAATTTCATGTATATTTTGATGATGTAATAATTGCACAAGATGTTGAGCAATATGCAAATCGACTTAGGAGAAATGATTTGTATATTAAGATGTTTATTCCAAGAAGTATAAAAGGTACATTATTAGATTGGGATGTTACAAAGGGCTTAGACTTAAGACTTGATGAGAAAGAACTTATATTTGCAAGAGACTTAGTTAGAACCGCAAATGATATGATTGAAAGAAACCAAGATGAAGCAAAATATAATCCAATGATTCTTTCTATGTTAACTGCAAATAAATTTTTAAAATATGATGAAGTTGATTGTAAATATTATATTGATGAAACAGCATATAAATTAAAATTATTTGAAGAAAGATATACAAATTATGCAAAACAATTGAATGTGATTAAACAAGGCATGCAATATTATGGTTATAAAGTAAATACAATTACTCTCGAGGAAGTAATTCCTGAATCTTCAAGGAATAAACTTGATTTGGATAAACAAGAAGTAAAACATAGAAGATGGGATGAGAATACAATTCAAGTTAGAAAATTACTTTCACAAATAACAGATAATAATATAGATCTTTATAGAGAAGTTACAAAAGGTAATATTTCAATATTTAAAGATAAAGGTACAAATGAAATTGGAATAAGTTATGAAGACATAAGAAATGAAAATGAACTTTATTGTGAAAAAATTGAAGTTCTTGAAAAGAATATTCCAATAATTATTTCTTTATACAGATTTTATACTATTGATACTATTAAAGAAATATATGATTTTTGTATTGACAAACGTTCAAATAGATTAAATGCAACTAAACTTGAAAGAATTAGAAAATTTGTAAATATTGAGCATAATAAGCAAAGACAGAAACTTGATTTTCCAATTTTGAAATTTATAAAAGAAGCACAAAGATTTGCAAAAGAACACCCATCAGTTGAAAAAAAAGATATTCTTAATTGGCAATCAAATTATGCAATCAATTATGCAAATTCAATTCAAGGTCTTGTTGTAGATGATGATATGTATATTAATGAAATATTTGATTTGGTTCAAAATCTTTGGAAAGTAATCATAATTCAAGGTAGACCAATTCAAGGTAAGATAACAATTGCCCCATTTGAATTATTATGGCAAAGAAAGGATATTTTGAAAAATATATATGGTGATGAAAATACTCATGAATTTTTTATTCAAGTATTAGAAGATGAAATAAAGAAAAAATCTGAAGAAGATGAGGATGATACACCATTAGAGGATTTTAAAGCTACCGGTAAAGTAAAACTTGAAGATATTAAAACAGAAATTCCAAGCATTATTCATAATGGTTTTGAATATGAAGTATATTCCATTCAAGATGGTTCTAATGAAAGATTCTTAATTAAGCAAAAGAATACATATAATCCTATTGTTGAAGAAATTACAAAGGAAGAAAAAGAATCTAAAAAAGAAGTTAAGAAAGAAGAAAATGATGTATTATTTACTAATAATTTTTTTAATTAAAATGTGTAAATTATTACAAATTTTGATAATATTTCTATAAATTGTTTTTAAAATCCTCAATATTTATTGAGGATTTTTTATTTTTATTTAGATTATATATAGATTTTAAATTATGGATTCATTAAAAATTATTAGTGATATAAATGACCACTTAACAACTTTAGATGCAAAAGTTGAGAAAACATCTAAATCTGCATCATTAGCATTTTCATATCTTTATGGTAAAATAGAACAAGTTGATGATTGTGTAAATACTTTTAAACAACTTGATGAAAAAGTAACTTATGTAGTATCAGATATTGAAAAGACAAATATCTATTCATATTCATACTTTACTTCACTTAAAGCAAATATAACAGATATTAAGTTGGCAAATAGTAATGATGTTATTTCTTTAAATGATACTATAGGTTCATTAAATAAAAAGATTAATGAAATTGAAACTAAAATGCAATTAATTGATGAAAAACTTGATAAAATAATTGATTGTCCAGAAAAATTTATTGTTGTAAAACAAGAACCACCTATTTTAATTATGTTTTTTAGAAAAATATATAATTTATTTTATAGAATATTTCATGCTAAACAAATAAGAGAGACAAATGAAGCATTAATAGAAAAAGAAAGAAAAAGAAAAGAAGAGGAAGAAGAAAGAAAACATCAAGAAGAACTTGAAAGAAAAAGAAAAATAGAATTAGAAAAGAAAGAAAAACAAAATAAAATAAAAGATCTTCTTAGAAAATGATAGCGCTTTTAGTTATAATATTGATAATGAGTATTGTATCTTCTGTATGTTGTCTTATTTGTTGGTTAGATATTAGAAAGAAAAATAGTATGATTTATAAAAGTTCAGATGGAATTACCGAACTTTATAAAGAAATTGCAGATTTAAGAAAAGATATAATTGAACTTAAAAATAATCCAGCGGAATTTACAAAACGATTTAGTCTAGTAGATTTTAGACTTAAAAAAATGGAAGATATATTATCTACATTCAATAATGGCTTCAGATATAATGATGCTTGGATGAGGTAATATTCTATATATAATCTTCATATAACTTCATCTAGGTGCTTCTAAACATCATTAGAGATGAAAAAAACAAAGGAATGCAGAGATGCATTCCTTTTATATTTCTTTTCCTTTATTCCCAAGTTGATTAATTAAATTAATTATTTTTTGTTCATTTATTATTTTCCAAATTTCTTCATTTGTATTATATTCTAATTTAAAGTCTTCTGGTATAATACTAGTCCATCCTTTTCTAAAACAATTTCTAAAAAAATTTTGTTCAATAATTTTAGTATGTTCAATATTTCTAAACACATCAGGATTATGAATAGCTTCCCAAAGTGTTTCTACAGAATTAAAATGATTTACATCACTATCTTTAAAACAAAAATTAGCTATTTCTTTAGGATTATTTGTTATATATTCCTCTTTATATTTAGAATTTTTTATATCATATACAAATCTATACAATGCTGTTGGTCTAAAATCAAATTTACCAAATTGACCTTCTGGTAATCCTTCATTCTTTTTATCACAATGATTAAGAATCATATTTGCAAACATTATCTTTGCTCCTACTTTATATTTTGATTCATTCTTTCTATAATCTGGACAATAATATCTAAATGCCGTATAATCTTTATTCCACATTATCATAAAATCACATTGTACATATTTTATTTTTCCTTCATATTCATAAGGATATTTTATAGAAATAATATAATATGATTCTATTGTATATGATTCAAGATAACCAAATACTTCTTTAATCATCCATTCTAATTCTTCTATATTATTGCAAAGAATAGCTATATCAATATCACCATTATAATCATCATCTTTCTTTTTACCAACGGATCCTATTGCCAAATATCCTAAATCAGGAAATCTAGAAAGTATTTTATCAATTATTTCTTGTTGAATTTTTGGCGCAATTTTTGCTAAAATTGGTTCAGTTTCAATAAATATGTGATTACTCATTTTTATTTTTATATATATAAATTTAATATAGTACATTTATGAAATCATTACACGATTATCTAATCCAGGAAAAATTACATTTGAATAAAGATATAAAAGTAAGTATTTCTAATGAAGAATTTTCTGTTGAATTTCCAAAAGTTGATATTAAAGATTTCAAAATTAAAGATGAGAAATGGAAAGATATGACATTTCCAAATAAGAAATGGGTTATATTTAATGATAAATATAGAGGTGATAGAATGCATTTTGCTGAACTTATGGATATGATTATAGGCATAGCTTGGGCTCAAGATGATTATGAAGATTTTGATCCAAAAGAAGATATACTTTATGCATCTGACGATTTTGATGATATATTCAAATGGTATTGTACAGAACTTAAAATAGATGTAAATTATTTAAAAAGATTAAGTGAAGATGAAATAAATAATGAAATTAAAATGAATTCAAATTATAAATTGGCTGTAGATGATATTGAATTCTTTACAAATATTATAACTGGTGACTGGAATGAAAAGACATTTAGTAAATATCATATTGACCTATCAAATGATTTCAAAGACGAATTAAAAAAATACATTGCATAATATGAAAAGTTTAAGAGAATATATCATACAAGAAAAACTTCATTTGGATGCAAACATTCAAATTTATAAAAAAGTTGTACTTCCAAAAGTTGTAGATGGGGATTTTATATCTACTGGTAAAGTTTGGAAAGAAATTGAATTACCAAAAGGACAATGGTTAATTTATAAAGATAAATATCGTTCAAATGATTTACATTTTTCAGGTATACTTGATTTTTTATCATGTATGTGTTATTTACATGATGATTTTGAAGATTTTAATATTAGTAAAGATATATTATATTCTTCAAATGATTTTTATGATACATTCAATTGGTATTGCAAACATATAGGTATGCCAACTTATGATGAAATGCAAAATAAATCAAAAGACATTTCTGAAATTTATGATAATATTCCTTCAAGTATTCATTTTCATGAGTCTGAATCATTTTTTAAAGGAGTATATGATGATGAATATAAACCGGAAAATTTTACAAATCCATTAGAGCCATATAGAAATCAATATACACAAAAACAAGTTGATGAAATACTTAATAATTTTAAATCATGGTATGAAGAAAAATATAGAGTAGAAGAATAATATTAAAATGGAATTACTATTTTTTAGAAGAATTATATTATATAATCAATGGTTGAATAATCAGTTTGAAGAAATTTATGAAACCGTTACACCATCGACGAAAGCAATTACTGAAACTATTAAAACCATTAATACAGTAACTAAAGATTCTGCAACTGTTCAAACACCTACATCTGCACCAACCGCTGTTACTAAAACAATGTCTGCAACAGATAGGTCTGCCCCTTCAACAAAAAACTGGACATATAGTAATGTTACTGCCAATGATACAGGAACACAAAATTATTCTCATTATTATAGAGATGATAATGGGGATTATTATGTTATGCGTAAATGGAATACATTATATAATTCTTCTACTGGTGCTTCAAACGTAAGAGCAATTGGTTATATAGATAATAATGGAGTTACTTGGTATCTTACATCTAATGGAGTATCTCAAACATATGATATAATAACTTCTGATAACACGACAATATGGAATGGAACTCTTTACAAAGGTTGGACCTATAATACCCAGACATCTATAAATTCTGAAACTGGGGAAATTACTAATGCATGTTATGGGTTTCACTATGGTAATGAAGATGCAACCGCAGCAAACCAATGGTATTATTTACACACAGATGGCGATTATTATCCTGTTAGAAGAGCAAATAATTTATCGGATGGTAATGGAAACAATAATGTATATGCTGCATGGGTAATAATTAATGGAATAAGATATTATCTTCATGGTGAAAAATTAGATCAATATGGATATGATACATCAATGACTAAGAAATATATGGGTATTTGGTTTAAACCCTTATATAAAGGTGGTTGGAGATATTCTGATATAACTGCCGCTACTGCGGCTACCCAAAGTAATACGGGACATTATTATATGGATCCTATAGAAACAAATGGTAAATATTATCCTGTTTATAAAGACACAGAAACAGTAAATGATGTTACAACATATCAAGCATATATAGAAATTCCAAATGTTGGAAAAAGATATTTATATGGTACTACTCATTTATCTGTAGACCCTTGCCCATTTTCTATAACAAATGAAATTTATTTTTTCTTTGGTGTTTTATATAAAGGTGGATGGACATATGCTAATACAACTGCTGGAACAGGAGAAACCAAACATTATTTTCTTCATACAGATGGTGAATATTATCCAGTTCAAAAAGAAACAAGTACAAATAATTTTCAACTGTATGTTACTCTTCCTGAAGGAAAAAGATATCTTGATGGAAATACTGGACTTTCAACAACACAATATGCGGCATCAACCACTAAATATATGACTATCTATTGGGGTACATTATATTTAATGACAGGATTTAGCCAAGCAAATGTAACATTAGGTACTTCTGAAAATGGACATCATTATTTACATACAAATAATAAATATTATCAAGTGTTAAAAGAAACACTTTCAGGCGATACAACTACATATCAACTTTATGTTGAATTAAAAGAAGGAAAAAGATATTTATGGGGTCATACAATACATGTTGATCCATGCCCATATTCAATTAGCACAGCTACCGTAATGTATTATGGTTCATTATATACTGGTGGTTGGACATATTCAAATATGACAGTTAATGATAGTACTAATCAAGGTTAT